TATGAAATTAGGGAAACATATTGCTATGATATACCAACTAAATCTGGTGATTGTGGCAATCTTATGTGTGTTCTCAACTCTTCCATACCTAAAAGGAAGATTTTTGGCATGCATGTTGCAGGTAATACTTATCATGGAACTGGCTACGCTTCTATTATTACTCAGGAGGAAATTATTGCTGACATGAAATTGTTTAGTGATCCAATTGTTTCTGAAATGATTGAAGTTGTAGAACCCCAATCAGGTGATTTCGATGTCCCATTGAGATTTGAAATTATCGGAAGAGTTAAAAATGCTCCTATGAGAAATACCAATTCTGCTATTAGGAGGTCAAAAATGTATGGTCTGCTGGGTACTCCAGAACTTGACCGTGCAATGCTCCGTTCAACTGTTGTTGATGGCACGCTTGTTGACCCTTTGATGAATGCTCATAGTAAATATTGTAAACCTGATATATGGATTGATCCTGAAGTAATCATGAAGTGTACTAGGAGTTACTTTGAATTCTGTGAATGGCAAGAAGTTTATCCTGTTGATAGAGTTGTTTACTCTGTCGAAGAATCTATTTATGGGTTGGAATATGACTACGATTTTAGTAGTGTTAATTCCTCAGCCTCGGCTGGTTATCCTATGAATGTCTTAGGTGAGAGGAATCTCAAGAAAGAACTTTTTAGTTATGAACAAGGTTCATTTGAGCAAAAAGCTATTTTTGAAGAAGTTTCTGAACTTGTCAAGGAAGTTATAGATAAAGCCAAGAAGGGTGTTCGCACTTTTGTTGTATTTACTGACTTTTTGAAGGATGAACTCAGGAAATTGGAAAAGGTTTTACAAGGTTCTACTAGATTAGTTTCTGGTGCTCCTTTTATATACTTTATAGCTTTTAGAATGTATTTTGGAGCTTTTTCGTTATGGTATATGAAGAATAGAATTAACAATGGTTCTGCCATTGGAGTTAACCCTTACTCTTCTGAATGGAATACGATTGCTAATAAACTTATCGAAATCAGCCCTAGTAATATAGGAGCTGGTGACGAAGAAAAGTATGATGGTAGTCAAAAGCCAATTATTCATCTAGAGATACTTGATAGTGTCAATAGATGGTATGGAGGAGATGCAACTGATAATATGATTAGGTCAATTTTATGGATGGAAGTTTATAATTCTAAACATATTGTTGATGGCATCATTTATGAGTGGTTTAGCTCTTTACCTAGTGGTCATCCTTTCACTATTATTATTAATACTATTTATCATCATGTTATTACTAGATTTGTCTGGTATAAAGCTGTTGGTAATTTAGCCGATTATAATAATAATGTTTATGTGATTGTTTTAGGTGATGATATTCTTTATTCTGTTACCGACCCTTTCACTGAACTTTTCAATGATGTAGTGTTTGCTAAGCACGCTTTGGAATTAGGCATGGTTTACACAATCGAGTCTAAAACTGGAGAACTTGTCGCTAGGAGACATATCACTGAAATTGAGTTCTTGAAAAGGACTTTTGTTTATGACCCAGCTGAAAATTTGTTCATTGCTCCTCTTAAGTTAACTTCTATTTTGAAGATGCTTGATTGGACCAAAAACAAGCATAAGAATGCTATTGTAGCTTCTAATGTTATAACAGCTGCAAGAGAATTGTCTTTGCATTCCACGGCTTTGTACGATAAGTACGTGCCCAAGATTAATGACAATTTTAAGAACTGTTATCCTGGTTTATTTACAAGTGAACCTATTTTAATGGACCAAACTGAACGTAGAACTAAGGTTCTGGGTACAGTTGCGTTCTATTAATTAGATTTGCAACCCGCTATTAATAATTGTAACGGTTATTAGCTTGAATTAGTTACATGCTTAGGAAAGAAACCTTGACTTTTACTTTTCAATAAGAAAAGAATACTGAACCTTCTGGTTACCCGTGAGATAATGAAATCCAATTCTAAAATTCTCTATGGCTTTAGGTTCCTGAAATCCTTACCTATTTAGGTTTACTCATCAGATGGGATGTGAGCAGCCCTCACAATATCAGAGAACATTGGTACGATTTTTAGGCCTGAGTGTGCCTATTTATTTAAAAATTACACTTGCTTCAAATAATATTTTAAATGGAGTTGGCGATGGTTCACAAATTGCTAACATTTTTCCCATGGATGTTGTGGAAGGCGAAGGAGCTGTTGAAAGCTCTGGAACCACAAAATTTGTTTCAGATTCAAATGTTGTTTCTGCTACAAAAACTAATGTCACTAGGTTAGACCCTTCTTTTTTGAAGAGTTCAACCGATATGACATCACAAGACATCAAAGATTTCTTGGCAAAGCCTGTTATACTTGCTTCCGGAAACTTTGGTGTAACAGACACTTTTAGCACTTTTCCTGAGTTTATAACACCTGCTGATATTTTGAATATTTCTAATATGATGTTCGAAAAGACAAAAGGTTACTTAGGTTTTAGAGCTACTACTGTTTTACGGTTGGTGATAAATGCTACTAGATTTCAGCAAGGTAGATATAATCTTCAATTTATCCCTATAGGAGGAGCTGTGGTTACTTCCACTAATCCTGCAAGGCAACGTATTACTGGACTCAATAGTACACTTACTTCGAGAACCCAGTTACCGCACGTTGAGATTGATTTATCTTGTGATACTGAAGCAACGATTGTTTATCCTTGGAATTCAGCTGTTAATTACTACCCTCTTTCTGCTAATACTAATGCTACTTCTTATGGTTCTGTTGGACTTTTTAAGATTTATCCTTATTCTGCTTTGGAAGCCGGTAGTGGTGACACCACGTGTGGTTACACACTGTGGGCTCATTTCGAAGATGTTGAGTTGATCGGTGCTGCTGTCCCTCAATCTGGTAAAATGTTTTATACTAAGACCAAAAAGAAAAGTGAAACTGAAGTTGAACAAGACTCATCTGGTATGGGTCCTGTTTCTTCAACTCTTATGCGTGTTAGTAATGCTGCCAAGATATTTACAGCTGTTCCTCTTTTGAGTTCTTACGCTAGTATGACTTCTTGGTATGCAGAACTTCTTTCAGGTGCTGCTTCAGCCTTTGGTTGGGCTAAACCTGTTAATCTAGAACATTCTACAAGAGTTACTCAGAATTATCTACCTTATTCAGCTAATGTTGATGGGCCTGATGAATCTTTTCCTCTTTCACTTTCTTATACCAATCAAGTTGGTAAAGCTGAAGGGTTTTCTGGTACTGATGTAGATGAGTTAGATTTTTCTTACATTTGTACTATACCAGCTTATTATGCTAAAGTAACTTGGACTGATGGTATAGGAACTGGAGCCACCATATTTTCTATTAATGTAGGACCTCGTGGTGCTCTAAATACTAGAGTTGTTACTGCTAGAACTATTTTAGATTTAGCACCTTTTCAGTATGTTTCTTATCTCTTTAAACAATGGAGAGGTAGCATGGTCTACAAGTTTAAGTTTGTCAAGACTGAATTTCACTCTGGTAGATTAGCTGTTAGCTTTTCACCTTTTGATCCACATGTTTTGACTCCTGCTACTCCAAGTTTAGCTGACACCGTATTTTTGCACCGTCAAATTATAGATATTAGGGAAACTAATGAGTTTACTTTTGTTGTACCTTATATTTCTTCATCACCATATTCAGATGTTACTTCCTTTATAGGTAGGTTTTCTGTTATGGTTGTTGATCCCTTGATTGCACCCAGTAGTGTCACAGGAGCCATACAACTCATTATTGAACAAAGTATGGGTTCTGATGCTGAATTTGCTATTCCCTCTAGATCAACACTTACTCCAGTTTATGGAATCACACCACAATCAGGTGAGCCCTTCTCTTCTGAAGAGAATGTTTGTGCTAATTATCGTGGTTTCATAGGCAGTTCTGTTGCTGCAGGTGAAGCTTCTGTTAATTCTTTATTCTGTGTTGGTGAAAAGATTTCTTCTTTTAGAACTCTCATTAAGATGCCTACACCCCTTGCTCCTTTGGGAACACCAGTGGCCGCACCTTATATGAATATTATTCCCTTTGCGTTGCCGTTCACCTATTATATTCCTGGAACGACCACATACACTTTACCTGCTTATGTTCCTGACTTGTTTTCTGTAATTAGTCAGTTTTATGTTTATGGTAGAGGAGGTGTTAGGTTGAAGTTTCTTGATAATACTAGTGTCACTGCTGCTGAACCTTTTTCTGTTTATATTACTTCTAGTTTTCCTTCAACAACAGCTCTTAATAGTACTGTTGCTTTTGAAGCAGATGATGTTGCTAATAATAGCACTTCAACAGCTAGAAGTGGTTTACCAACT